AGTCTGATGGCAGCAGAGTTTGATGCAAACGGTAAGATCAAGGGCTATGCTGACTTGAAGGTACAGGTTGCTGGTATCTCCACCACCGTTACCAACAACAAGACGGCTGCTGATGCTGCATTCAAGAACATTACCGATGATTTGGATGCAGAAGAAGAGGCTCGAAAGAATGCAGTCAAAGGACTACGTGACGATTTGGATGGTGAAATATCAGACCGCCAAGCGTTGCAGGAAGTCTATTATGGTACATGGGTATATCAGAATGACCACCTTCTTAGTCTGATGGCAGCAGAGTTTGATGCAAACGGTAAGATCAAGGGCTATGCTGACTTGAAGGTACAGGTTGCTGGTATCTCCACCACCGTTACCAACAACAAGACTGCTACTGATGCTGCATTTGAATCTATTGGCTTCACGTATAAGGAAAATACCAAGAAGTACGATGGAACAAGCTTTGCTACATGGAAGAATCAGACGGATGAAAGAACAGGTGAATGGGCTGCTGCCTTTGATGCCAATGGAAAGTTGAAGGATTACTCTTCGACGGTTCAGACCGCAAAAGATGTTGCAACAAGAGTAGGAAGCATCACAAACGCTCAGTTTACTTCTGTACTGCAGAAATGTGGTGTCATTTCCTCCACCGTTACTACCTTTGATCAAAAGATCAATGGTAAAGAGGATCGTGTGGATTGGGATCAGGTGTATAGCGATTTTGAAGACGAGCTTAACCTTGACTCAGTTCTCAGCTCTTATGCAACGGTTTCTTCTCTGAACACCCTTAAAAATGGTATCAGTGCGACTGTTGACATGTTTGAGCAGACAGGCGTTGCTTTGAATTATCAAAACATGTGGGAGCAAGGAAGTACTGACGAAGACGCTGGCGAGACTTATGAAGAGGCAAAAAGCTCAAGTAACGTTCGTATCAGGACAAAGAATCTATACCCATGCACTACGGCATTGAGAGCTTACATAAAATCTGGCTACAAAGTAGATTTTATATATTTTGATAAAGACAGACTATGTACTGGTGACGATAGTGGTTGGCAGACACCTGATTCAAAGGGTTATGTATATCCGCAATACATAAACAGCTCGGTAAAATATGTAGCGTTCCTCATTAGAAAAGACGGGGGTACTGCTATAGCCCCTCCAGATGCAGTAACATCAGGGATCCGCGTCTCAGAAGACACGCTTATCACCTCTGGAGAGGTAAGTCTTCTCATTGAAGATGGAATGAGCAATTTCAGGGTGAAGGCCGACAATGTGGATTTCGAGTTCTCGAACAGATGGAGTGTGAAAGCCAAAGGGAAAGGTGAAGTCATGAGTCTTGACACAGACGGAAACCTTTATCTTGCTGGTACTATCACTGGTGGCAATATCACTGGTGACGTGAAGATAGGTACAGGAACAAAGTTCATGAAAATCGTGCCTCATTCAACAGGAGCGTATCTCGTTGGATATGACAATACATACGAGACGTTGCGACTTGGATTCTACAACAATAATGGGGAATACGTTCCTTCTTTATTCCTTAATTCAAAGAATGGATATAACTATCAGGACTCTACGATAAGGATCATGACTGGCAGCGATTTCGCGGAAGTGATGGCCGAGTCTGCTGGCTCCACTGGTTCATACCACGTAATCCAGATGATAGCATATCCACGATATGGTTGGGCATCACTATACAGCAATAAATGGCCAACATCTCCAGACGCAACAGGACTGTCGTATGGCGGCGTGTATGTTGACAGTAGTGGTTATCTAAGAGTGAAGAAATGATGGAGTTGAAACAGATATATACGAAGCATTTCCCAATGAAGGGATTCAAGGCATTGACGATATGGCCTTTCGTCTTTGTCCGCAGAGACTGTCGTATCAGCGTTACGGATATGAGACACGAAACCACTCATGCCCTGCAGCAACTCGAAACACTATGGCTGCTATTCTTCGTGATCTACGGCCTTGAGTTCATCATCAAGTATCTGATATGCAAGTTTGATTCAGACAGGGCTTATATGAGTGTCAGCTTCGAGCAGGAGGCGTACAATCATCAAGACTGCTTCTTCTACAACAAGGCGCGTGGTCACTTTGCTTGGATTCAATACATATTCACCATAAAATAGACGAAAATGAAAGAAAATGAAGAGAAGACAATCCTGCTGAATCTGCAGGAAGTTGAAGTAGAGCAGAACATTGACAAGATTACCAAGATGGACTTGTCAAAAGTGGTAGGCAACATCGTGCATCAGCGTGCCGGTGACATCGGCCTTGATGACAAGGCCCGTGAGATCTATCACAAAGGAGAGGCTGAGGTCAGTGAGTATATGCTCACTCAGATCAGGTCTATCATTGAGCAGAGCGATCTTGTTCTGTATGTACGCACGGCTCTTATGAAGCATATCGATAATAAAAAAGTTTAATCATTAAAAACAGAAGATTATGAAAGAGATTCAGTTGACAGAGATTACAGAGAGCGCACACAAGGCTTATGCTCCTGTAGAGATTGGTGAGGACATCAATATCAATGCTGTCCGTGACATCAAAGACGAGAAGTATGCCGTAGAAGGTGGTATCGAGCAGAAAGGTAAGAACATTGGCCGCTACGTTTTCAATGAGGACCAAGGCCGCATCTTTATGAATGTTGAGATTGACGGTCTGAGCCGTAACTCAAGCCGTGAAATCGTCGAAACCGTAAGCGCGTTGATTCTTCAACTTATTCCAGCATCAGAAACAGAGGGCTAATCCTTAAACAAGGGCGACTATGGCAGAAATAGATAACACCACATCAGGCATTGTCTGGCAGTGGCTTGCCGAACACAAGCAGGATGTCCTGGACTACTTCGCATCAATCATGCGTGAGGCCTCTGACATTCAGCTTGTGAACTTCGACAGCACACGTCACATGGGCCTTCTCGCAACCTATGTGTATCAAGGTTTGCGTCGTGTTGACAATGTGAAGCCAGCATCGCTTGTTGAAGGTCTGTCTCGGTTGAATGAGGATCTTCGCATCCGCTGTGAGAATGCTGCAGCAGAAGCAGAACGCCAAGGTACTTACGCAAAGAATCAGGGTGACAGAGTTGATACTTGTATCACAGGTTACAACACATTGTACACCAAGGTCAAGAATCAAGGCGACACAGCTGAGCAGCAGGGCGCACGGGCGCAGTCGATTTATAATACTGTCAACAACTGGTATTCTCCATTCAAGTCTGGTGCTGAGAGCTGGCTGTCAACATCACAAGCCACATGGGCAGACTGGTACCCATCTACCAAATCAGCATGGGACACATGGTATGCCGCACGGGTTAAGCAATGGCTCGATTGGTACACTAACGGAATCGTGCCTACATGGAATACTTTCTGGAGTGGTGTTCAAGACGACTGGCAGGACTGGACCGACAAGGAGGCTGCAAGACAGCGTGCAGAACTCGAACGCATTGCCAATGAGCTTCTGAGAGTTGCTGACGAGAAGACACGTCAAGCCAACGAACAGCAACGTCAGGCAAACGAGGAAGTACGTCTGAACGGCACCATCAGGCAGAACGTGAATACAGGCAAGTACGAGCGTCTAAACCAGCGCACAGGCGAGTGGGAAGAAACAGAAAACTACTGGCTTGGCGGCTTGATTGCCTACCGCTTCTATACAGACCCGAAGACTGGCCGGATTCACGTTGTGAAGAATAACCTCGACAGAGTAAATGTATCTCTTGTTAACGGACGGCTAAGAGCAACGTATATAGACTAAAAAACAGAGACATTATGGATATAGATTTCGGACAAATACTTCCATACCCTACCGATGCTCCGTATAACGCTACTACGAATTACGGATCGATGTGGACCTGTCTGGACCAATACAAATCGGAATGGCTCTCCCTCGTTGACAACAACAAGGGCCATGCACTTCCTGGTTACAATGCAGACGGATCGGCAAAGACCTCTGACTATTGGCGGTGCATCGTGAATGTGTATCGCACTGGTGCATCTGCCAACAATGCTGACGCAAAAGCCGCTCTTGCAGAAGAGAAGGCCAACCTTGCCAATGACAAGGCGACACTGGCCGACCAAGCTGCCAGACTTGCAGAAGAGAAAGCTGCATTTGCACAGCAACAAGGCGAGAATGCAAGGAATCAGATTGAAGGTGCAGAGAATGTCGATGCCACTCTCAACGGAAACATACTCTCGATAACTAACCGCAACGGTTCCACGAAGACCGTGAACGTGAAAGGTGAAAAGGGTGATAAAGGCGAAGACCTTGATTATAGTTCCATGACAACAGCAGAGAAGCAGGAACTTGCAGGCAATGTTGCTGATAAAGTCGTAGCGGAAGGTGGCTACGCCTTGATCCCTGTGAAAGAAAGCACACTAAGCCCATCAAGTACATTCGTAAAGAATGCCATCATCTGCATTGACGGTGTAATCTACAGAGCAAAAAGTGAAACGAACACCCTACCCTTCAACTTCATGGCCGATGACGGAAAGTTTGTCGTGCAGACGATTCTCGGTCATACGTGCTTCGTGAAGGTAACGAACACCCTGAACTCTGATTGGGAAGTATGGATAGACGCATCATGCGATCTCAGATTCAAACAACTCGAAGAAAGGATTGCAAGACTTGAAACCATCATTAATTCACTATAGTCATGGATAAAAAGAAGCAGATATTCATCAGAGTCAGAAGAGTAGCTCCTAAGAGATACCTGATTGAACAGAGACGAAAGTTTTTGTGGTTCTGGCAGTTCTGGCAGAAAGGCTGTCCCTCTCTCGGACTGAATAAGTTCTATTCAAGCAAGTTGACTGCCAAGACAGCCATCAAGGCCAAGGCAGACAAGAAGAATATTCAACCAATCATTATCATTTTGTAGATATGACACATGTATTAAACAAGTTAATAGTCCAAGATGTTGACGGTGAACAGCATGAGTTTGCTGGCGGTGGCGGCGGTGATGGAACGCGCCCGGCTCCAAACAGTGTAGGCACTGTTGAGATCGAGGATGAAGGTGTAAAGAAAGAAGACCTCGACAAAAGTATTCAGGACAAGCTTGACTTGATGGATGACAGTAATGTCGTGACTGAGGAAGAGCTTGAGGACGGCTGGAGCGAGGCCATGCGCAACGCTGGACTCGACATAGGCACTAATCCTGACGAGTCAGAAGGAAGTTAAGAATGAGTTTTACTCAGTATAATTCACTTTTTTATTAACATTTAAATTTTAAGCATTATGACAATTGATCTGTCAAAAATCGTGACCAAGGTTCGCCTGCAGTTTGTGCTGAACCTTATTGCAGCTACAATCGTAGCAAGTTTTAACTCAGCTAAGGCTTATGCCGATGGCTTGAAAGACGCTCTCGTTGCTGGTGACATCGCTTTCACCAATGCAGCTTTCTCTCAGGAGACCGCTAACGTAGAGGACGCTCTCATTGAACTGGCTGGCAAGGCCAACAGTGACGTAGTTACCTTTGAAGTCCTGCAGACTCCTAACACGGGTAAGCTCAAGAGTTATCGTTTCACCAAAGGTACGGGTGCATCTGCCACAACGATGGACATCGACATCGAGAAGGACCTTCTTAACGGCACGTTCCAGCTTGTGACAATCACAGAGGACGGTGGAAAGTACTACGACGGTTCTACCGAGGTTACCGCAGCTCAGGGTGTTACCGGTACTGGTGTTTACATGAAGTACAACAGCAACGCTGCTGGCGAGACTCCTTCTTTCAGCTACGCAGACATGAGTTCTTGCATCGAGTATCTGACCACAGGCGATCAGAGTGGCAAGATGGTTACTCTTGCTATCGATCCTCAGACTCACACCATTACTGCAGACATCGCTGACGGTACTCTGACTGAGGCTAAGTTTGCTACTGCCGTTCAGACTAAGCTCGGTCATGCCGAGACTGCTTTCGGTTGGGGTAATCACGCTGATGCTGGCTACGCTGCTGAGGCTGACTTCGGAATCATCACAGAGGAAGAGTGTACTGCTGCTTGGGATGCTGCCGTAGCAGCTGCCAATACTCCTGCACAGAGTGGTGATTAAGCAAAAAGGCTGGCAGGATAAAGACTCGTTATACTAACATTTGGCTATCCTGCCAGCCAAGTTTTTAACTTCAAAAAAGAGACGCAATATGAGTAATGCGGCATTTCATAATTTGTTGAAGGCTTTGCTTGTGAAGATCTACAAGCCCATCTACGCATGGTGCCTTGCTAATCTCGCTTCAAAGACAGAGCTGAGCGAATTAGAAACCCTCATTCCCGTAGATGTAAACTCGCTCACACCGTCGAGTACATTTGCGAAAAACTCTGTCATCGGTATCAACGGTGTGCTGTATCGCTCATTGAGACAGACGAGCCATTCTCCTGTAGTGATGGCGGTGCAGGACGGGGCCTTCGTGACCCATACCGTGAACGGCAGGATTGCATTCGTCGTTGACGATACCACCATCCACAGTGATTGGGAACTATTCACCGATGCCTCCGTAGAGTACTGGATAAAGAGTCTGAATGCGAGAATCACCACGCTTGAAGGTGCCTTTGGTGAAATCGTTGAAGGCATTACCTACAACGGAACTACCTATACAGCCAAACAACTCCTTACAGAAGTGGCAAAGCTGATGGATAAGACGGTGGTTACAAAATCCTAAGTGTGAAACATAAGTTTTTAACAACAAAAAAGTAAGAATAATCATGGACACTATTTCAACAGCAAACGTATTGAAAGCGGTACAGGCTGGATTGCCAAACGCAGCTCCCGGTGCTACCCAGACAGTCATGATATTTAATCCTGACGGTACTCCCGCAGGGAAATACCCTGCCCAGCAGTTGGTACGCGACATGGCAAAGGCTGGTAACGGTATCGGAACGTGCAGCACTGAAGCCACGACACAGGCAAAGACCGTAGCCATCAGCGACTTCATTCTTCTGAAAAACGGTATCGTGAGCGTTCTGTTCACGTCTGCAATAGCCGTAGCAGGAGCAACACTGAACGTGAACAGTACAGGTGCAAAGCCCATCAAGATCATGGGTAATACCCTGCAGGCAGGAGTCGTAAAGGCTCGGACCGTAGTACAGTTACAGTACGACGGTACGAACTGGAACATCATCGGCATTCTCGGACAGGAGAAAACATCTGTACAGGAAGATCTGTACGTTGACATGGGCTTACCATCTGGTTTGCTCTGGGCAAAGAAGAACATCGACGTTACTCAGGCCAATGGCTTCGCTGCCTCTGAGTTCCAATATGAGTGTTCTTTTGTGTCATGGGGTAATACTCAGATGTTCAATCCAAAGGATAACTCAAGTTTCAACCACGACTTCGGAACATGGGACAACTCGAAGAATGACGCTGGTAACGGCTATAAGTCCGATTCTATCTACGGTCAGACTCCTGGCTGTGGTATCACGGCAAGTCTCGCTGCTTCTCAGGACGCTGCCCGTGTAAATCTCGGTGCACCTTGGCGTATGCCGACAACAGAAGAGTACGCAGAACTGTTTGCAAATTGCGATTTCATTTACGCTAACGGCACCGTCATAGACTCTGCTACAACAGATAAGCGTGTGACCGTAAACGGCGTCTTAGGCTTGTATTTGAAGTCAAAGATTAACGGTAATCTTCTCTTCTTCCCTTGCTCTGGCTACGGCCGTGGCGCGTCGTGGTACGGCCGTGGCGGCTATGGCTACTACTGGTCTGCTTCGTTCAGCTCCGCAGCCGGCGCTCGGCTCTTGGGCTTCAGCAGTGGTGGGGTGAATCCTCAGGGCAACGACGGCCGGTGCTACGGCTTCGCGGTGCGCCCGGTTCAGTAACTTCTATCTTGGCCAACCAAGAGAGAACAAACCAATCCCAATCATTCGGGGTGTGCCACCAAGGCCGCTCCACAAGCGGCCACAAGGCACACTCCGCAATGGGAGGGAATAAATAAACTAAAAAGAGAAAAAATGACAATAGCAGAAATCGTTGAAATAGAAAGCAACAGACAGGCTTCTGATCAGTATGGAGTAATCCATCTTCTGAAAGAGAATAATTTCTACCGTGCACACGACTGGAGCGCATGGCTGATGACGAAGTTCCCAATGGGCGAGGCAAAGAACAAGCCATTGAATATCTCTGCAAAGAGGTTAAAGGACAACTACATTGAAGCATGGGTAGGATTTCCTGTCGCATCTTTGGGAAAGTATATTCCCAATGATGGAACAGTGAAGTTCAATCCTGTCGATGACAACCACATCGAGATTATCGTACCTCTTCCAGAAGAATATTTAAACGTTGACGCTGAGACTTTCAGAAAAGGTGTCGATGACTGGAAAGAATCTCTTCAGATGAATGAGCAGAAGAAGACTAAGCGAGAGGATCGTGAGGTGTCTGAGGCGGCACCAAGGATCACACGTATGTCTGATGTGCTCGCAAGGATAGTGTCATATCCCATTGAGTCGAAATCTCCTATGGAGGCATGGGAGTTCTTACGTCAGTTGAGACAACAAGTTTCTGCTATGTTCTGATAACAAATGTAAAACCTATAAGGATGGTTCAGATAGAAGTTCACAGGTCATCCGTCCTGAGTCTTCGTGATTCGGGAAAAAGCAAAGATGCCACATTGTCTTGCTTAGTGCAACCCATTGTGGTCTTCGTAAAAGGCGGTGACCGAAAAGCCTTCTTCCCTTGCTCTGGCAACGGCAATGGCGCGTCGTGGAACAACCGTGGCGGCAATGGCAACTACTGGTCTGCTTCGTTCAACTCCGCAGCCAACGCTCGGAACTTGAACTTCAACAGTGGTGGGGTGAATCCTCAGAACAACAACAACCGGTACAACGGCTTCGCGGTGCGCCCGGTTCAGCACTCAACTGCAATCATCCTTTTAAATATAGAGAAGCATGACTCTTACACGGGAGAGACTTCTGTTCGACCTGTATGTTGCCTACTACGACGCACGGAAGCACAAGTCCAATCGCTCATACGTGAAGAAATGGGCAAAAGACCTGAAAAGGAATATGGAAGAATTGTGCGACGACTTGTATTATCGTCGTTACAAGCCTCTCCCGTCGAAATGCTTCATTGTCGATTATCCGAAGAAGAGAGAGATCTTCGCTGCAATGTTCAGAGACAGGATAGTGCATCACCTGTACTTCAACTATACGCACGGTCTCTACGAGAGGACGTTTATCATAGACTCTTACAGTTGCATAAAGGGACGTGGTACCCACTACGGCATACATCGTATAGAGGACTTCTGCAGGAAGGAATCGAGGAATTGGCAACGCAAGTGCTATGTGATGCACTTAGACATCAGGGGCTACTTCATGCACATAGTTCGTCGCAGGCTGTTGGAAATAGCCTTGAAGTCTCTGAGGAACATGGCCACTCACAGGATCAACAAATATCATCCCGCGCTATGGCAGGACAGGCTCGACATGGACTTTGTCTGCTATCTTACAGAGGTGATAGTAATGCTCGATCCGAAATTGAACTGCATCATCTGTGGCGATCCTTCGGATTGGGATGGTCTCGACCCAGCCAAGTCAATGCTGAATCTGTTGGAAGGATTGGGTCTTCCGATAGGAAACCTGACCTCTCAACTATTCAGCAATGTCTATCTGAACGTGTTCGACCAGTTCATGAAGAGAGTGCTGAAATGTCGCTATTACGGCAGATATGTGGACGATGCAGCCGTAGTGTCATCGGACAAAGATTGGCTTCTGTCGTTGGTGCCAGACATTCAGAGATTTCTCAAGGAAGAGTTGGGATTGGAACTACACAGAGGCAAACTAACGATTTCGGAAGTGCATCAGGGAGTGGAGTTTCTTGGTTCCTTCATCAAGCCCTGGAGGATCTATATCTCAAGGCACTCGCTCCAGAGAATAGAATTGAAGCTGAAAATGCTCGATTTCTCCAGTCCGAAGAAAGTGCTGAGAAGTATCAACTCCTATCTTGGAATCTTCCAGCATACTGCTTCTTACAGAATAAGACGGAGGCTATTCATGGTAAAGGAAATACTCAGACTCGGAGTCTTAGACGATGGTCTGACCAAAATAACAGAGAAAAAAGTTTTCAGGTATTAACAAATTAAAATTTAGGGATTATGAACAAAGTACAAGGTCTTATCAGTGAGTTCGTACCCGTTCGTGAAGAGGGTACACGTATTGTAATCAGCTATGGTCTTGAAGTCATTGACGAAGAGAAAGCTACTTGGGTAGAGGTTTATCTTCCGAAGAAGAAAAATCCTATGTTGACTCTCGACATGGTGAAGGGAGCCATCATTGCAGACATCGACTCTCAGACTGACGAGAAGATTTTGACAGGTTTTGTGTGGGAAGACAACGAAGGTGTTGAACGTCATGTTTGGTTGTCGCGCGAGAATCAGACCAACTATTCTGAGGCCCAGCGTCTGGCAGACAAGAAGGGTTCAAAGAACTATCAGCCCAAGACCTTCAAGATCAGCGAGGACGAAAGCAAGAAAGCGTACTACCGCACATTCAACACGCTTGACGAGCTGAATGAGTTCTATTTTGCCGTGTATGACTATATCGAGCAGACACTTGCTGCAGGCTGGATAAAGAAAGACAGCATAAACTTCGAGCCATACGAGGCATTCTTCAACAAGGAAGAGTCGGAAACCGTTAGCGAGTAGGCCCTATGACTTTCACGTTACTCATATCAAGCATCCTTTTGGTGGCCCTCTATGTGGGGGCTACCATCTGTGTGCATAAAAGACTGCCTGACTCAGTATCAGCAATGGTCTATAACCTACCAAAAGGAGGAAAGTATTTATGGACTCTGTGGATATGGTCTGTGACATTGCTGTTTTGCCCTACCCTGTTTGATGTTATCGGTGAAGACTGGGGAATATTAGCACATTGCTTTGCTACGAGTCTCATGTTCACCGGTGCTATGCCATTAGTCCAGGGAGAAAGGAACAAAGCCCATAATGTGCTTGGAGTAACTGCAGGGGTATTCTCACAGATGTGCGTCTGCATCATTGATGTGCAGTGGCTCGCATCGTGGATGCTGTTTGTGTTTTTCATGGGCAGCGTCTATGTCCAGCCTCAAGGAGATCTTGGGAAAGCAGTCAAGGGGAAAGGTGTGTTCGTTGCCGAGGCCATTTGTTGGCTATCGGTGATGGGAAGTTTAATCTTTAAATGATTTGGTTTATGGATTCATCAGTAGGACCAAAGGGGATTATATGGGCCAGTATCAGTGCGGAGTTGCTGGCAGTGGTGTATGACCTTCGTTATATGATCATCTGCTCATTTGCATTGATACTGGCTGATCTGTGGTGGGGATATTCTGAAAGTAGTATGCGCTACGAGAAAGCCAAGAAGGACAACAACGAGATTGGCATTGACAAGTGGAGATGGCATAAGTCGAGGGCTGGCAGAAGAACAGCCAACAAGATTGTTGACTATCTGACATATCTTGTTGTAGGTGCCTTGATCGGTCTTGCCATTACTGAACCTATGGATATTTGCTCTCATGTGTGGACTGCTGCCATTGGATTAGGTCTCGGTTGTGCTTGTGAGATTGCAAGTATCATCGGCCACATTGCCTATGTCAAGATGGGTGTTGAGATCAGTATGGTTGACGGATGGAAGGCTTTCGCCCGTTTCTTCGGAAGGCTTATCAGAATAAAGAGTGAGGACATTGGCGATGCTGTTGAAAATCTTGGCCGTGATCATCATCATGGTCATCACGAACATCATCATGAGACAGAAGTTTACGACGAAGAGAAAATCATGGAGGATTGAATATGGATTTATATCTGAAAAGAATAGCAAGAAAGAAAACCTACACGATTGGCCGTCTGTACATAGACGGAGAATATTTCTGTGACACCATCGAGGACTGCGACAGAGGACTGAAACAGACCGATGCCTACGTCACCAACAAACGTAAGAAGATACAGAACGAGACAGCCATCCCAACAGGCCGCTATCAGGTGACATTGGGTGTGCAGTCAGAGCGATTCAAGAAGAAAGCCCAATATGCTTTCTGCAAAGGCTATCTGCCCCGTCTCTTGAATGTGCCATGCTTCGAGGGCGTACTGATCCACATCGGCAACACCGCAAAGGATTCGTCAGGTTGCATCCTCGTGGGAGAGAACAAGGTCGTGGGTCAGGTCATCAATTCGACGCGGACCTTCACAAAGTTGTATTCAAGGCTGAGAGAGGCCAAAGGTTTGATATTCATTAAAATCGAGTGATATGAACAGAGAAGACTTTGAAATGTATAGGAATATGCAGATGGGCGGTCTCGGCAATGGTTGTGGTCCTACGCTGATGTATTGTGTGATCTTCTTCATTGTCCTAATGTGCTTTGTCAGTTGCAAAACAATTACATCTGCAGAGTCATACAAAGAGAATAATACTGAGATCAAGAAAGATTCGGCTGATGTCTCAGTATCTCATGGTGACACCACAAAGATAGAGCATAGCACGAAAGAGAAGGAAAAGGAGAAGACACATACGGAGTCACACACAGAAAAAAAGGACTCAACGGTTACTGTTGTCGATCAGAACGGGAATGTAATAGGCAAAAAGGAATACCACTGGTTAAGGGAAACGCTGAGGGAAAAGTCTGAACGAGAAAAAATCCTTGAGGATTCACTCGGCATATTCAGGCATCTCTCAGATTCCGTATGCCATTACAAGGCAATGTACGATTCGATTAGTAACATTGCTCAGAAAGAAAAAAACGTGGAGGTGGAGAAAGGGCAAAGCCTCAGACAAAGAATCTCCACATTCTTTGCCGATGCAATAATTGGTGTGATTATTTTCGTATTAGTATTTATGCTTATTAAGTTGATAATTGGAAGGCTACAGCGGTAGCCAGTCATATCAATATGGTTAGTAATAGTTAGTAGTTTTTTTAAGGCTATGCCAGTCCGATGATGGATAGGCATAGCCTTTTTAGTCATGGCACAATGCGCACCTCCATAGAGTCGAAGGCACATATTATTGCATCTACCGTAATATCGTGGGTGATCTTCTGACACTTCTTGCATTCAGGATCATCAACGATGCTCTTAATGCCATCTTTCTCTTCAATCCGCATCATGTGGCCATAGTTATCTACAAACTTGGTTGTGATAATGTTTTCAGACGGACGCATGTTGAAAAAGGCGATGGCAGCAATAATAACCGCTACTATAGCAGCCAGAACATTCTTATTTACTGGAAGCTTGTTCTTGGCTTGAGGTCTTTGCTTTCCGAGTGCCATATCAAAGTTCGTTATCAAGTTCTGATGCCTTGAGCAAGTCGAAGCAGATGCTCATAGACAGATTTTCGTACTTCTTTACAGCTTCTTCGTCAAGAGATACCTTTGCGGCATCATAGTTACGACGAGCCACGTTAGCAGCTTCCTCCAACATTTCCACAAGACTGTGGACTGCATTCTTTACTTCTTCTTTTGAATCCATGATGAACTAAATTTAAAAGTTATACAATAATATCTGGGTGTGGGCTTTTTTTCTTTGCCTCACGTTTCTTCTTGTTGTTCTCATACTGCTGCTCTCGTTCTTTCTGGTCAAGAGACCTCTTGCTTTCTTCACGCAGACGCTTACGCTCAGCAGCTTCGGCTTTCTTGCGTGCTTTCTCTTCTAAGAGCATTTCCCTCTGTCGGGCATTCTCAGAGATAGACTTTAGTGAATCAAGTCGGTCATTGAGTGTTGTAGCGACTTCATTTGCTTCTTTCTCTGTCAGATACACGTTTCCCTTTGCAAGTCTGAATAAATCGGATATTCCACCAACCCACTCTGTTTCTTGCACAACGAAATGATCCTGCATGTAGTTGGATCTAACATACCAATACTGCGTCTTGATCACTGGAACTGAGCCTATACCTGGCTCCACTTTTACTGTTTCTTTCATTAAAATAATGACTGTTGATTTGAATATTTACGTTTACGTTGCCGCTGAATAGATAGCCGGACAGAACGGATTGCCTCTTCACGGCCCAAAAGAGAATCTTCGTAGTCTTTGAGTTCTTGCTCAGACTCCGCTATATAATAGCCCTGACTCGTTGCTATGAGACATGGCACCAAATCGTTATTACGGATATGGTTTATCAGTTTTCTGACACGGGCATCACTGATGGAAAGTCCAAGATTACGCTTCATTCCGTCAATGATGGCCTTATTCGTAACGGACATAGCCCTACCTACTTTGGTCCGAAGACCTCTGACGAGCTGAGGCAGAAGAGTCTGCTCTTCATACTCAGTCAGAGGTTCGGTTTGTTCTGTGAATCCTTGTATCATATTACCATATATAATCTTTTCCTACGACATGACCCCAATACCCAGGATATACATGAGGAATCTTACACACCTTTTTTACAGACTCTTTCCAGTACACCGTTGGAGATCTGGCATAATCTCTTTTGGCAACTTCAACCTCGTCATTTACAGCACAGACAAATTCCGTGAGTTCATCAAGATCATAGTAATCCTTACTTACTCCACTACGAAGACCTATTTTGTAATGATCGCACCACTTAATTGATTTCTCAATAACAGAAAGTGAACTGTTGAAATCTATGATAGGCTCGATGGAGGCCCACGTCTTGAATCCAATACATTTCAGATACTCCATTGCTTGAATACGCTCTAAGTTTGTCGTAGCTCCTGGTTCCATATCGTCACGCCCTGTGAGAGTGAATCCGAAATGAAATAATTCCTTCTTCGTATTACTGTCATTCAAGAAATGCTGATAAAATCCATCATAGAAAGGGAATTTTGCATTCTTAGTGAGCAATATTGCAGGAATGTTATTTGAGTTACAGTGCTCCAAAGCCATCCATGTAAGTTGCATCGTTTCGTTAATACACGGATCTGTACTGAAAGAAAAGAATATTCCTGTTTCCATCAGATAGTCCATGTACTTATTGCATTCATGGATAAACACTTTAATAGCATTTTTAATATCTCCTTTGAAGCATGATTTCAATTTTACATCAGTTCCACCCATTGAATGGCTGAGTACACCACGCTTGAGATAGCAATAGCTGCAGTTATGCGGACAGCCAGTGTAGAAGTTACACCCGACTGCCGCATACTCTCTTGCAGCACCTTTCGGTGTGTAGAGAGCTTTTCCGTTGATAATTATTTCTTCCATGTTATATTAATTTTGGTTTTACTACGGGAGAGAAATTTTGTCATTCCTACCACAATGATGAAGAATGTTCTGTAGCTGATGGACGTACTTACAGGTACCACTATATTTATGAATATACTTGCTCGTATTCTCAGGATCAGTCTTACTGAATGATACACAGAATTTGCCTGAGTTTTCTAACGGCCACCAGATTAGATCACCTGAATCTATTGCATTAGGAAAATTATGCTTGAGAATATCAGCCGTAACAGGAATGGGTAGAAGATATTCAATAGTGGTATTGAATACATGGCCATCGCTCTGGCGCAAGCACACGATTCCATCATCACCATTAATCTTTCTTACTACTACAAACACAGGCGTTTCTCCATTGAAGTACACAACGAGATTGCCAATCATTAATTCGGTTATTTCCATGATTAATATGCTTTACCCCCATGCTTATAAGAACGGAGTTCGTTATACACCATCTTTTGCTCAATATGCCAAGCGAGATCTATTCCAAGACGTTCTGCCCATGCAAACATGTAATAGATAGCCTCAGTAAGATTCATCATGCCTGTATTCAGAATTTCCTTCACAAGTACAAATGCCTGAACGGTGAAAGAGCGAGTGCAAGGCTGATATTCTCCACCATACCAATTCATGTTTTCTCTATGAAGTTCATATGCAGTATCGAGAATACGAATACAGATGTCTGCAAACTCTTCCTCAACAGTTCCTTTGACGTAATCCTCATAGGCCATTTTCATGATGGCAACAGTAACATGATAACCTTCGCTATCTGTTGTAACGGCAAGATATTTCTCTTTTGCTTCTTCTGAGAATCTACGTCCTTTTCTGTCAGCCTCAATAGCTTCTGCCACCTCGGTCATAACCATTCCAAGCCAGTGATAACCTGGCTTTTCTTCTTCGTGCCAGCCGTGTGCCGTAGCATTTGCATGGATCCGTCTGGCCCAACTCTGTAATTGTTCTTTTGTCGGTCTCATAAATTATCTTATTTCAAAATTCGGATTATCATATTTGTTACCAATCACTTCAACTGCATTCAAACTACGGCACCACGCCGAAACACCAGAGAAACCACCACCTTTATATTCGACAATGTAGTATTCATTATCATCTTCCCACTCGTCGGACGGAGATTTACGCTTTTGTCCTTTGCAACACTTGATGATGTCACCTTCATAGATCTCTTTGCAGTTCTTATCATAGTAACCTGTAAACTGACACGCAGTATCACGATCCACCTGCATAAATTCAATGCGCTGGCTTCCTGTTCTCAGAATATCCACGCCATGAATGTCTGCAGATCCATCGGGGTACGAAATCAATGAGCCATGCGCCCATTGCTTACGGACAATAGTTTTTGCCCTGAATCTAATTTCTCTCATGATAGATCTTTCTTTTTATGTTTTTTATAATGATGTAGAAACACTCTCATAGCCCTGCGGATGATGTCAACATCATGTATCGAGGGCCAGACACTCTGACCTTCCTCATTGATATAAGGCGGTCTGCGCTTTCTGTATTTCTTATGCACAGAACTATTGCCATGCACGATTTTCTTTGCCTGACGGAAATTCATCTATAGCCCTCCCATAAAAATTTACCACACGATAGATCTCTTGGAGATATTCGCTTGCCTGTCAGCTTGCAGAAACTCCAATATACCATACCATGAAGTTCTTTTGTTATGTGCTGACAGTCACGACACTGTGCACGTCTCGTACATTCAAATATTGCCATATCCTTGCATATCTTTAAATTGTTCAGGATCACACCAGCCGTCATCACACTCGGTACTTGCACCATGTGTTTCACGGCCTTTCCAACAACACCAGCCATTATCGAAATAATAGCAGTCCTTACATTTACGCAAACCTGCAGTACACATATTTGCCATACTCTATTTGTTTTTCCAAAATCCTGTGTAATGCAGTACATACCCCAAAAAGAGACCTGCCAATATGCCTATTACTGCGATAGAACAAAGCAGTTCTGTTACATTTTCAATATACATAATTATTCTGAATTAATTTTGTCACAACTATCTTCGAGATCCCACCGCATGAAGATATGCTGTACCTTATAGCAGTCGAATTTAACGACATAATGCGTAGGCTCGTTTCTTGAGTATCTTCCACCGTAACATCTATGCTCTGTGACAATGCCAACGGAGCCAAGATGATTTCGGCCCATTCGCAAGAACGGCTTCACGATTTTTATTTTGTCACCGACATTGAACTTCATCTTTCGCACTTCACTATTTTCCATCACCTAACTTTCTAATTACATCAACTGAGCGTATTCCGTTATAGTCAATAAGACGAGAGTATGGATAGTTTACAACCTTTGCGTATTCTGGTTGTGGGTCAAAAACAATGTTGAAATTGATGTCACAAAGCACGCTATGCAGGTGGTCAATAGGGTGTTCATTCGGATTTGTGTACTTTGGCGAATACACGGACGCAAGGAATAATCCGTTAATGCCCATGTCTGGTGTTAAAACATTGAATGTGCATTCGTCTGATGGCCATACTTTTTCCCATACATTCCATGTCGGGTCTTCAAGAAAAGCAACTCTTGGATTATATAACTCTTTACCAGAGTAATCATATCCATGCTTTTTAAAGAACTTTTGAGCCTCCAGTAACCAATCATCTCCAAATTCTATAAAATGTGGAACATCATCATACTCCAAATCGAGAATACTTGCTATGGCACATTTGTAGCAATCCCCATGTCGAGGATCGTCTATTCTTTGATACACTTTTGTCATACCATTTATTCGTATTTATATTGTTCTGACATGAGTTTTGCAGTAAGTTCCGAAACTTGATAGTTAGCATGTTTTAATGCTATTTCAAGCCGTTCAGCTGTTTCGTCACTAATCGTACCTTTTGCGTTTTCTTCTTGCAATATTTCCACAATTTTAGCATCAAGTACGCCATCGTAATAATCACACCATTCAACACATTTCTTGTGTCGCGGCCAGAATACCCAGTTACAGAACTTTACCCAAAGTTCTTTCGGATTATAGAAAGTTATTTTAATTGTCTTTGCCATACACTATTCATGTTTACATTCTACATCTTCACCAACAAGATCAGTTCCTTCAACGAGGTACTGATTCTTACCGCCAAAATGAGGACATAGCTGGCATTCGGTACTGCCAACTTTTGTAATTCCACCATAGAAGGCTTTTAAACCATGAGGGCACTGATTCTTATAGAATTTCACTGGCCCTGCCATCGTAATGATGACAGAAAAATCCGCTTTAATCTTTGCCATAATGCTAACTTATTTTTGTGAATACTACTTGTTTTCTATCTTTTCTCAATGCGGAAGTACAGGCATGGCCATGAGTGCAGCAGGAATAAGGATAGTTCCGTTTCTTTTTATTTCTCGTTCCAGTCCAGCTTACATACCAACAGCCAGTGCAAGTACGTCCACCGTCTTTGCTTTCTCTGACTTGCAGAGTTATATCACCTTCTTTGAAGGTTGATCCTATTGGATTATATTTCATTGCTTCTTATCCAAATTATAAAACAGTGGCCGATGAACTTTCCTTGAGTATTGGACTTTCTCACGTCCACCTTTGTTCCAGTACCAATCTTTCCAATATTCAGCCCTTGACATAGTGATTAATTCTTGATTCTATATTATCAATAATATTCTCTATTGTGCGTCCGGAATACTCAACTTCAACCGAACGCAATACCATCAACTGCAGTTTCAGTTTCAGGCATTCAAGTTCCGTATTGCTCATTCTATTCCTAAGATTTTAAACAAAATAAGCACAATGGCTACTACCACAAGACCAATAAGGCATATAGCACAAATGATATTGCTGTGAAGTATGTTATTACGTCTTTCGTAATATTCGCGATCAATTCTATTCATACCTTTTCTTCATTTTGTTTAAGTGCAAGCCATTCTTCATGAGTCATTGTAGGAACTTTCGGTTTCGATTCTGCTTCACGTTCTTTCTGTTCACGCTCATATTGATCTATGAAGATATTGCGCTCCTTGATGAAATCACGAATGGCACATGTTATAACCATAGGATCAACAGATCCGTAAAAGCGCCCGTAGTGTCCTGCCTTGAAACGATGGAAAAATAGAAGCAACTCGGTAACTTTGAGATAGCCGTATTCTGCAGCAATTATCTTAGACAGTTCCTCATGCTGTTGCTCTGTTATATTCTTTGCGCCAGTGAAAAGTGTCAGATTGTCAATCTGAGGAACAAGCCAGATGGCTGCAAAGTTCTTTCCGTAGGCTTGCTTGAGATCTGTCAGAGTAGGATAATCGCCCATTATGGCATTATCAGGATGCGCTGCAAAGCCAGTCTGTGTTGACGGACTGACTTTTTTCAAGAAAGACTCTGCATCACCAAACCTCTTAATCACTATCGCTGCCCTCTGCTGAGAGACGGCTAATGATTCTGATGGACTGCTCATGTACGTCGCCGTCGGCAACGTGTCCTTTTTGATTATTGCTGATATTTGCTGAGGCTGTTTCATTTATTCTATCTTTTAATTCGAAAATACCAGAGTAATTATTGGCCATAGAATGCTCAATAATAAGCCTTGCTTTTGATGGATCATTACCACTGAGTTGAATGAGTCGCTTGCAGAAGGTTTTGAAACCGCTTGGCTTATAAGTCTGCTTTTTCTCGCGCTTATATTGAAGCCATTCTTCTGCAATCACTCTCATATCATCAGATAACAATGACCAATCATAAACAGTTTCCCCTTTGGGGGATAAAGGGGGAAATAAATCTATTTCTCCATTATCATGTTTTGTGCCCTTGCTGTGCCCTTTTGGAATAGGTTGTGCCCCAAGTTGTGCCCTTAAAGCCTGTAACTCATTGATAATCAATTCGTTCTCTGTGCCCTTTGCTGTGCCCTTGCTTTCTTCTTCTGCAAGAACGAGGTACTTCTTGAGGGTAATAAGATTGACACCCTGAGAGTCGCTTGTCTCAATGATGCCTTTACGTCTTAACTGAGAAAGGAATACTCGAACCTTTTTCTCAGTCCAATGCCAACGTGCCGCAAGGAATCTCACAGATGCAGGCCACTGTGCCTGACCCCATGTAACTTCGCGACCTCCGATACGAGCAGAATGCTCAGATGCCTCAAATCTGACCTGATAGATAATATCCAGGACAGCTTCGCAATCATTGTAAGTACGGGATTGACGCCAATAGTCGCTTTCAAAGAAGTCGTTGGAGATTTGCTTGAATCCTTTGCACATATTCTTTATAGGAAATTCTTTAGATTTCGTTCAAACTCTTCTTGAGAGATATTCGGAATGATGGCACGGAAGAGAATGTCGCGTACATTATTATATAATATAGTGAACTCTTCTTCTTTCATCTTCTCGAAGCTGATAGACTTCGGAGCATGGTACCATGACTGAGTTTCTAAATCGTACAGAGGCTCACACCATCCTGCGGTGACTTCGAGACTCTTACGAAACACGTCTATATCATTCTTGAAAAACTCTTGCTGTCTCTCGTTCAGATACTCCCAAGAACACCGTAATAAAGCCCAGTATTTTCGATGAAAACGGAGATTACGAGGCAGACGAATCTCCACCTCGTAAGTCTCACCGATCTTGAGCTTTTTCTTCTCGTCGTAGTCTTCATCATACATCGGTTTCAGACCTTCGCGAGTGTTGAGCAAGTATAGCTTCATACGCTAAAATGGTAGATCATCAGCGTTATTCTGTTCTTGAGCAGGAGGGAAAGGTGCAGCAGGAGCTTGCGCTTGAGCAGGAGCCTGCTGCTGGCCTGCGAACATATCTGTCTGTTGTGTTGCAGCTGGAGCAGGAGAAGCGGCTTGCTGATTGGCACGAATGACATTATAAGCACGTACCTCGTTGAACCAACGACCATTGTACTCATGAGCATCAATGTCAAACTGAACAGTGACGTTCTGCTCGCCCTGTTGAATAGCAAACTGTTTGATGCGGTCTTCACCAAAAATAGAGAATACACATCTTCTTGGGTATTGACCAGGAACTTCAATTACATATTCCTGAGTCATCCACGAGTTTCCTGTACGTGCTGAAACACCTGACTTTGCAGGCATAACAGCGATAATAGTACCTGTTAATTCCATGATTTATAATTTTTTATTGTTTATAATGTTAGTTGTTAGGGCCGCTGAATAACAGCGGCATAAGAGACTATTCGTGTATTCCATTCAAGAAGAGATCTGTGAGTTCGTCGAAATACTTCTCGTCTTTAAGAGCATCATCGACTGCACCTGTAATCTTAGAGGCCATTGATCCCTTCTTCATTATCAGATGATAGAGATAGGTGTCGATGGTACCTTTGTCACCTCTATTTCCAATCAGAATCCATGAGTTGACTGCATTCTTCTGACCGTTGCGGTGACAACGTGCCTCACATTGAGATAGATCAGCAAAGGTCCAAGGAAGATTCACGAAGATGACATTGGATGAAGCGGTAAGCGTAAGGCCAACACCCGCCGCCTTGATGGAGCAGATGATAACACGACGCTGGCCTGCTTGGAATGCGTCGATAGCAGCTTGTTTCTGCACGGCATTCTGACGGCCAGTGACACAGACGGCATCAGGAATCTTTTCGAGCAGGGCATCCACTATATCATGGTGTTCTGCGAAAACGACAACAGGCTCAGAAGTATCTTGAATGAATGATACTGCAGATTCAACCTTTCCTTGACCGGATAGTTTGCGAAGATTCATGAAGCGAACCAGTGCTTCCATGCGCATTTTCCTGCGTGCCTCTGCGTCGGTGAGTTCCTTATAGTCTTTGAGCCATTGACGGAGATCATTCTCGCATAGGTCGTATTCTTCCTGATTGGAGAGTTCTGTGATAACCTTTGAACGTGTAAGGTCTGGCAGATCCTTGAGCACTTCTTTCTTTCCACGACGGAAATAGCATGTATTATGAAGGATGGCATTCAGCTCTTCGAGGTGCTTACCTTCGCCATAGGTATTGACGAAATTACTGAAACCACCGAAGTCCCCTATCCTACCAAGGATGCAGAGTTGGGTGGCAAGATCCATTGTGTCATTGACTACTGGAGTACCAGTAAGCATATTGATGTATTCCTTTCCCTTACAGATACCCATACAGAAGCGGGCAGTTGCAGTAGCTGGATTCTTGCAGCGGTGAGATTCATCGATGATTACAGACTTGAACAGCTTGATAACATCTTGAAAGATGATGTCGTCGAGCTTGGCACCCTTCTCAGCCTTGACCACGAAATACTTCTTGAGAGATTCGTAGTTGACGATTACCACATCATAGAGATTCATCGTGCCGATGAAATAGGGAAAGGTGGATTTGATAGAGTCTGTGAGAATCAGAGGACGAAGATCTGTGAAGTTCTCGACCTCGCGCTGCCAGTTGATCTTGAGAGAAGCAGGACAAATCACCAGGCATGGTGTTGCTTTCGCTCTGGCTACAGATACGATTGCCTGACCTGTCTTTCCCAAGCCCATTTCGTCGCCATTGATGCAACGTTTCATTTCAAGAGTCTTGGCTATGCCTTCTTCTTGATAAGGATAAGGATTATATTTTGCCATAATAAATAAGAATTGGTTTGTAGTAGCAGCGTATGAACGCTGCCATTTGGACTACGTGAATAACCATTTTTTGAACGCAAGTTCCTCATATTTCTCTTTTCCTCGGAGATACGTTTCGTCACCTCGGACTATCTTCTTAAAGAAAACTTTATTTGTAGTCTTTGAGATTCCATAGATAAAATCCTGATTGCCAAGACGAGGATCAAGGGAATGAGTGAGATCCATGTAAAATGCACGGCTCCTATCCCAATCGAAGAAATCAACAGCAGCTTCAAACTGGTCCTGTGTAGATGCAGTAACCGTCTTGAGGTCGCCACCAAACAATCCCAGATGCCAGTCGAACTTGCAGCGTGTAGCCAAGTCGAAACTATAGCATCCCACATCAAAGTGCTGACAAGGATTTATAAAGACCTCCTGACCTATTGCATTTGTAAGTACATAAGCAAGGAAAGGATCTTTGGCAGATGCTTTTCTGAGCTTTTCGAGTTGCTTCTTTCCCCACTCCCATTCATCTTTGGTGTACTTTTCGTCGCCGACGGTATAACGGAAGTGATTGCAGTTCTTTGGCTCTGTGACAAGTCCATCAACGAGGGTGCCAAGATGAAACGCTTTCTTCTTGTCTTTCGGCTTGACGAAATCCAACTGAGGATGCAACTGGAGTTTGAGGGAAGTGAGGTCTGAGTTAGAGACCTCACTTCGAGAGTAATACGCATCCATACTACTTAGCTACAATGTCTTCGACATAGTGGACGTTAGGATCAGTAACCGAAACGTCTTCCTTGTTCTTCAACTTTTCGCAAGCTTTGACCATAAAGCCAAGTTTCTTCGCCAGATCTTCGAGAGACATATTGGAGCCCTCATGCGTCCACCACATCTGAATGACAGCAATATAGCCTTTTGGATTATCAATCTCAATATGGTGAGAAACCTTTGCCTTGACAGGTGCGGAAATCGTAGGTGTCTGGTCGAAGAGTGACTGAGACTGAGACTGAGCCTTGCGAAGACGCTCTTCCTCTTCACGCTTCTTCTGCTCTTCAAGGGCCTTGGCCTGACGTTCCTTTTCAGCGGCTTCTTCGGCGGCTTTAAGTTCGGCTTCACGCTTTTTCTGTTCCTCTGCAGCAGCCTTGGCCTTGGCCTCTGCATCGGCTTTCTCTGCCGCATCCTTGGCTTCTTTAGCCTTACGCTCAGCCTCCTTGCGTTCGTCTTCGAGACGTTTCTGCTCCTGGAGTTCTGCAATCTTCGAGTCGAAGGTGTCAAGAATATCCTGCTTTGTCTGTGCGACTGAATCCGTGTAGGATTTCACAAGTGCATCGTGACATTCCTTGTATGCAGCATTCATAATCTGACGTGCATCATCCTCTGCAACCTCCTGAGAATATGACGGCTTGCGCTCTGCGAGGAACTGGCCGAGTTTGATCTCAGTCGGGAAGTCTGTGATTTCCTGCTTTACGACTTTGGCATTATCGAGAGTCAGAAGCCGGAACTTGTCATTGAGTTGATCGAGGGCCTGCGATGTCTTCTCCGTGATAATCTGATTGCAGACGGAGATAACATCGTCGTGGAGTTGTGTCTTGGCAGCTTCGATACGAGCCAGACGCTTACGCTCTTCTTCTGCCTTGCGTTGCTGCTCAAGTTTGTAAGCGGCATATTCATCGCGCTTCTTCTGTAACTTATAGACCACACTCTCTTCTGACTTTGGATCAAGAAGATTCTCCATTTTAGTGAATCCAGTCTTTACCAAATCAAAGACCTGCGTAACTCTCTTGCGTCTATCATTCATCGCTTTCTTGGTTGCAGACGCTTTCTTGATGAAAGATGCGATCTGGGAATCAAGTTCGTCTGTCATGCTCTCTGACTGAGCAAGAAGCCCTTCACCAGCCTTTATGCAATTCTGTAAAGAAGTGTTGTTTTCTTGAATTGCATTAGTGATGTCAGTCTTAATGGAAGCCACATTCTTTGTGACTTCCGCTGACTGCTGAACAATTACCTGTAATTGATTATCTGCCATGATTTACTGATTAAATGGATCTATATCATCTGTCTGTGCATGAACGCCCTGCGGTGTTGGCGTAGGCTCTGCTATTGGCTCAGCAGGCTCAATATCCTTATCTGACTCGAAGGCACCACCTGCACCGATGCTGAGTTTCGGATAGCCTTTGAAAGCATGTTTCACGGTCTTGGACTTCAAGAAGCCTGTATCGATGTCGGAGCAGTCTGCCTGTGTTCCATACAAAGCATTCGTCTTACCAAAGTTGGATTTGCCTGAGTAGGCTTTGAGTCTTTGGATTTCGTCTGTGTCGAGAACGAAATAGTCAGCAGAACCATCGTTCTTGATGATGCGGACATAACAGGCGATGATCTTGGAGCCTTGCGGACGTGGCAGGCATTTCTCCCATGTTAGTGTAGGATGCCCATCGGACTCCCCATAGCGGAACGTGTCGCAGTCGTAAACAACCTTCGGAGAATCGACAGAGCGAATCTGTTTGGCACGCTGACGGAGTATGATCTCTCCGTAGCCAGTGATTGTGATGACAGCATTGGACTGATAGATAGGAGTCGGACGGTGATACTTCGGGTCGAGTTTGTTTGGATCCTCGCCAATCTTAATGCGCCGGCACTCAAGGTAACAAGTCGTGGTTGTACCTTTTTCAAGCGACAGGCCATTGATAGCCAGGAACAGAAAAGCAAAGTAGATTGACATGGAATCGGATTGCTTCAAGTAATCCTTGTATGATCCATAAACAAGTTCATTGATGAACAAATTCTTCTGCTCTTCAAAGAACGCCTCGGCCTTCTCAGGACCAAACTTCTGTGAATAGACTTCTACGAATTTATCGTGTGCGAGGTCTGGAATCTGCTCATGTGGAGCAGTTTTTAGTGTTTCTAAAATGTTCGTCATTAATCAATTTGTTTTTTGTTTCCATCCATTGAGGCGATAAACCTCATTTGATGCTTCTTCTTTTGTTGGTACATCTTTTATGAAATCACCATGACTGTAACCATTACCGTCTTCATGATGTTTCCAAATGCCCCACATGCGACGATGTGGAGCATAGTAGTACTGGCCGTCTTTAACCATAGTAATATTCGGGGTAGTCATCCATATTCGATGAATGTTCTCTATTCATAGCAGCAACCAAGGAGTTTTTACGCTCCTTGGGCTGCGGTGAGTGTTTGAAATACGGATTTCCCATGACCTATACTTCTATGATTGGAATCTCAGGAGCCAGCTCACGGATCTTTGCAATCTCTTCGTCAATGAGTTTGTCGCGAACTTCTTCAACGATTGCCTCTGCATCAGGAGAAATCAGTTCGAGCACGGCATGTCTTCCTTCGACATGAGCAATAATCTCAATAGTGAACACTTCCGGCTGAGAACCTTTGAAAATAGGAATCCTAACAGCGAAAGACTCTGGAAGATTGGAATCGACAACCTTACGAAATACATCTGTAACAGAGCCGTTATCCTTCTCTTCTCGCTCAACCTCTGTATTTACCTTGGCTGTGAAACGCTTTAGCAGATTGACAAGAGACATGTTGGTTTCCTTCTTCTCGAAGTAAGAACGGTTGATGCGGAAGAAGTTACCGAGGTCAGTTGACTCCCACAACTTCTTATTAACACCAAAAGCGATGTACTGACGAGAAAGTTGGATGGTGCCAGTCACTGTCTTCTTGTTGCGTGAGTCAGTCTCATTGACAACAAGAGTCATCTTGAGATTGTCACGGTCAACAAGAATGTGAGTACGGCAGTGGTCAATCTGGTTGTCTTCTGCATTCCAACGTTTCTCAAGGAAATCGAAAATGGCCGTGATGTTACCACTGATTGATACTTTGTCAGGCTCAAGAATTGGAAGCGTAGTCTTCACTTCGTCATTCACCTGACGGATGACTAACTCTGCCTTGTCTTTCCCTTCGGGGAAAAAGATGTTAAGTTTCTCTGGATCCATGTTTCTGAATTTTAATTGTTAGTACCTTCTTTTCGCAAGTCTGCGAAAACTGTCTTCTGTAATTCGTCACGACGTGCGGGACGTGAGGAAACAAGCATTCCCTCTGAGTTGTAGAAGCCAACCATTCGTTCCTCTTCATCAAGGAAACGATAGACCTTCTCATGAACCGTGCGGCCCTTTGACTTGAGATCTTCACGGAGATTCTTCACTTCCTCCTTGAGAGGCTTTAGTTCCTTGTTGATTTCTTCCTTGAAATCAGAGATCTGTTCTTCGAGAGCTGCGATACGGATATGCTTGTTTGCAAACTCCGTCTTCATCTGCTCAAGTTCCTCAGACTCATAGGACTTGTGGTAGTCCATTTCTTCAACACCATCAGCATTGTCAATGAGGAAATTTTTCCTCTCTTCCAAATCCTTGATGTCTTGGCCTAATACTCTTTGCATAAGCTGTTTTTTATTTATGTTAATACTATATTTTGCCAATCTTGCGAATGGCATTTTTAATTTCTTCTTCTGAGAGAAGGAAAGACGGCTGATCGAACCTCTGTATTGGCTGTGGTTTATCAGTGAGTTTCCTTGAAAAATCATCGCGTGTAGCCTCAAATATTTTCTTCTGACGGCCACGCGCCATATCGTATGTCACAAATGTCTTTATCAGATAGTGTTTGTACCCAAGTTCATATCCAAGTCCTACTCCCTGACGCATACAACAATGTATGTTATTCTCTTTGTCGAGTTCTTTACGACCGGATATTTCCTGCGTCCGATCCAAATTGAAAGAGCAGTCATCTTTGAGCATCTGTTTTATAAGTGGAATGCCCTTGATGTCGAGCTTGTTGTACTGTCGGTATCTGTCGAAGAAGTGTGGTATGAATGTGCAGATCGTAGAGAACTTTTCTTCATATAGTGAACAGAACACCTGATGCAAGACCAATCCGTTCAAAATCTGCAACACTCCAAAGGTGGAACAGAAATCATCCTTACCCCAGAACTTCGTGGTTACAAGCCAACGATTCTTCCTTGGACTGACATACTCGGTGAAGACATACTTTGGAAAATCTTTCATCTTGAGAGACATTCTGCGGTAGTCTTTCCAACGATGTTGATCCCATCGCTCAACGTTCGGCAGATCTTTCAGGATCTCAGAACGCTCTTCCTCATGTGTCATTGTCGGTAGAAGCATAGTTCAGTAAGTTATTGAGTTAAGATATTCCCTAATACGTTTTGCCTTGTTTGAAGCCTCAATACTTTCCCATCTTACAGTACGTCTGTTTGCTCTCAGCTCATTCAGATACTCATGAGCATTGAGACCTTGAAGATGATAGAAGTCGAGCAGACCTTTGTTGATGTCGCTCTCGATCTTGCTGATCTGATTGTTTAGCCTCAGACATTCCCTGTAGAGTTCTTTGCCTCGTCGTTCGAGTTCTGTTGCCCTACGTTCAAGTCGTTCTACTGCAGCATTATGTCCGTGCTTTGCAGACCAGAACTGTTTCATGAACTCGTCAAGGCGATTTTGATTAACGGCTTCGGACATTGCATCTTCGAGCGTCTTACGCTGGCTCCTGTATGGATCGTCACCAAGGTAGCCAAAGAAAGTTCCTACCCATTGGGGATTCATTAATTCCCATTGTTCTTTGAGGGTGAGACGTTTCTGACGTGCAAACTCCTTGACGGGAATAGCGACACGTCCATGACATACCTTGAATGCAGATTCTATGTTTACATTCACCTCGTCGGCATTGACGATGACATAGTTCTTAGGAAGGATGCCCATTGTATTGAGAGCATACTCGCTATAGTTTGATTCCTGTTGGCGATTCATTTGGGAATAAGCAAGTCTTCCATGACTGCCTCCCCATCCATGCTCTTCTGTTGGCATGATGGTGAGTGGTGGCCGATGGCGCATATCCACTCCGAATAAGTTTTCTTCGTTCTCATACATATATGTTTTTATTTAAATTCCAATTTTCTTCTCTCTGTTCTCTATGCAACGGATAAACCTCTTTTCCTTTTTATCCAATGTTTCCAATCCTTTGAAATCATTGCAAGATACAGGATAACGCGCGACATAACGCTGACCGTCAAAGCACTCTGCAATAATCGGATCGAAGTCGTATTGGAATATCTTCGCCCTTGCACAGTCAATGCAACAATGAAACTCAGCCTTTGCCATTCTTCTTATCTATTTTCTTCTTCAACTGAGATAGCTGCCTTGCCACATTGTACTCCTTTGGCGAAGGATTGCCTGACTTGATGATTGTGCAGGCTTTATCTATGAGTGACATCATCTTCTCATAATCTGTCTTTGAAATAGGAATCTCCATTAGCATATTCTTTTTGGTTTTGAGTCTCAGAAGAGGGATTCGGACCCCCGGCCTTCGGCTATATAATTACAATTATGGCTATACAACAGTTATCATCTGCCGACGCTCTACCACTGAGCTATTCTGAGGTTTGCCTCCAGATGGAGGCAATTTGCAATTCGGTATAACTCGTTCGTGGAGATTTTCACTCCGCCCTGTCCTTTTCAGGGCTTATATTGGGTTAAAAACTTGATGAATCTATATCATCCTAACTTCTTTTGTATCTTTGTTGTATCAATAAGTCAAAGAACAAACGTGGCCGTCATCATCGCGAGGATAAAAGCATTTTCAAACATCGAATCCTCAAAAGCCATGCGACTGTTAGCCACGTAGCAAATCCCGGCCTCCTTCTGTTCGCCACACAGACATCATCGGCACTGCTGAAAAATTGGCTTGCAGATGAAGCAGGACTCGGACCTACGACCTTCGGTTTTGGAGACCGACGCTCTACCAACTGAGCTATTCATCCTTTTGAAAAAAGCAATGCGAACTGTCACAGCGGGCATTGCAAGCCTATGAAACTATTGCTTTGTTAATCTGAGTTGAGGCGAATGTCTCACGACGTTCTGTAAAGCCTATGATGTACTTTATTATGCGTTATGTCAAATTACTTTTCTGAATATTTGTTTCCCAGAGACAGCATTATTCCTGATCAGGTCATCAACTTCCTTCTTGATGTAGAAGATGGTGTTCCCGACCTTGGAATAATGCAGAGTACCATCCTCGCGTCTTTTATCGAACCAGTCTTTACTGACTCCGAGGTACTTTGCAGCTTCACGGCTTGAAAGCCAGAGCTTTGTTGTGTCAACCTTCGCGATTTTAACTCCGTCCATTTTAGTTTTATAACTACCATTTGCGAGTTATAAGTACACCGTCGCCATGGACTTCAACAACATAATCGCCCTTTCCTTGGGCTTTCAGACGGCTAACTGTAGAGCGCACAACTTGCGATGCAATGAGCCGATTTGGGCAAATTGTGGGCTGATTTACGGGAATTGCCAACAAAGTTTGCGTCACATCTGTAGATTTTACTAATTTTATTTGTTCCATTCGTATAATTTTGTTATATTTGCAACTGAAAATCAAAAGTGAATAAGTAGATGTCAAACTAATATTCAATTGCAAAGGTAGTTAAAAAACTAATATGCGCAAAAGAAATTTAGCGTAAAATCTACTTTTGGCCAAAATTATAACATCGTTTAACACTTTGTTATGTAGCCTATCTAACATCAAAAAAAGGAGGTAATGATGAAAGAGAATGTTGAATCAGGGATAAAAAAAAGACTCCAAGACTGCTTAGAGGCAGTTGGAGTCAAGCCTTATGACAAAGAACTTGAAGCTCTTGGTATAAGTAAGGCAAAGTTACAGAGTATGTGGCGCAACACCAATGGTGATGTGCCTGGTATGATTATTGAGCGAGTGTGTGAACACTGGCCAGAATTAAGTACTGATTATCTCTGTTGTGGTATTGGCTCTCCATTACGTGGAGAAGAAGAAACTACGGACAACTCTGAGGTCGAGAAAGAACGTATCGCTCTCAGTATCGAACTTGCAGATGTACTCAAAAGGATTATTGACTTAAACAAATAGAAATTTGAATAGTCAGCAAATAGTACAGCAAACATCAAACAATTCAGTAAGTGGCTGAATATCAGCACCGTTCAGATTTTGCTTAAATTTCCCAAGCCTGGGAGGCGGGTTCGATTCCCGTATTCCGCTCTACAAAAAGAAAGAATGCAGGTTTCATCGACCTGCATTCTTGTTTCGTATTATCTCAGTCGAAGACCTTCTCCTACCCTGATCTGATGGTCGGGTGTCAGATGGTTCATCTTGTAGAGGTTCTTCAGGCGGATGCCGTATTTCTGTGCGATGGAGTACATCGACTCGCCACTACGCACGTAATGCAGGCGACCCTTGTAATCTTTGGGGGCTTTCTTCTGCTTCTTCTTCAACCAGATGATCTCACCTTCCTCTAGCTGGTCGCGCTTGTCGCGCTCGTTGTACTTCGCCAGCTTTCTATAGCTGATGCCAATCTCCTCTGCCAGCGACTTGAAGGTGTCGCCACGTCGCGCAATGACGTAGTAGTTCTTGTTGAATATCT